ACTGCTAGGCTGAAATCTTTGTGGCTGATGGGAATTGGGAGCCTGACTACCCGGAGAGGGAAGAAACGGGTTATTGGATTGAGGGCTTGCTTTCTCCCAGAGCCGACCTTGCTGCGGATATGAAGCGATACCATGAGTCTGAGGGGACTGCGAGAGCAGAGTTCATGCGGTCGGTTCTTGGTATTGCCACCGTCGAAGCCGAACACCAGTTAGCCGACACGGACATCTACGACCGCTGCGGTAAAGACCTGATGAGGCTTTCGGCTTCCACCGAGACAGTGATGGGCGGGGACATCGGCGACCCCAACTATGCCGTCATCGGACTGAGAACCGGCGATGATGCTTACCATATACTCTGGATGGGGACTGTAGATAATTTCGTACAACTGCATGAGATTGCTAAAAGGATGAATGTCCGCATGGCCGTTTTAGATGCCCAGCCTGACATTCATGCGTCCAGAGACTTTCAACAGACAGAACCTTACACCGTGTACCGTTGCTACTATTCCGAACAGATGCCCGGCTCGCCTAAGTTTGACGGCAAAGAGGGCACGGTCAAATGCAACCGCAACGAGTGGTGTGACAAGGTTTACGATATTTATGCGTCCCGGAAGATTACCTTACCCTCCCGGAATGAGGGTGTGGCGGAGTATGCAAGGTCGATGACCCAGACGGCCAAGACCCTGATTACCGCCCCGGATACGGGCTTACAGAAGCCCCGATGGATTAAGCTGGGGGCCGACCATTACTTTCATGCAACACTTTACTTCTTACTGGCGGCCTCACGGACTTCACCACAACGATTGGATTCCGGCCCCAGAGTACGATTTCAAACCTGTAAAAATGCGTGTTATATATAACCGTCCTCAATGGACATGAACGCGACCCGCGAGGGAAGCAAGGAAGGAAAACACTATGGCTACTTATGCTTTAGACGGAAGAAAATTAAGAGATTTAACAGTCCCAGTGAAAGCTATCCGGAGCAACAATGGTTCGGCTGGCGGTGCGGGTCTTTCACCGGCTATTTGGGACGACTGCCCCCTTGTCGGAATTATGTGTGACCCGACAATCGGCTGGATGGTCTCGGACGACTTCACCGATGTCGGTCTTTCGGGGACGATTACTATGGCTACCTCATGGGCCGGTATTGGCCGCTATATGGTATTTGGTGGTGCTGGTGCGACTATAACCACGGACAATGCTTTGGGCGGCGGGTTGACTTTATCGTTGACCGATATCGACCAAGCCGTGTCTATTATCACCAAACAAAACCCATTCCAGATTACCTCTGGTGCTGGCGACCTGTGGTTCGAGGCAAGAGTGAAATTCTCCACGATTACCACCAACGAACAGGCTTGGTTTGTCGGGCTGACCAGTATCATCTCTCAGTCTGCAACCGTCCCGCTGACGGCGACAGGCGATCTGGCAAACGTTAATCTTGTTGGCTTCCACAAACCCGAAGCCAATACCACCGCGTTTAATGCCTCTTATAAGGCCGATGGTGTTCCGTCGGTTGAAGTCAATTACGACATTGGTACTCTGGCCGTTGACACCTACGTCAAGCTGGGCATGAAGTTCAGCACGGCAAACAACCGGCTTGAATTCTATGTAAATGGTGTAAAGCAGGCCAACGGGAAAACTATCCCCAATGCGACAGGAACCGATTTCCCCGCTGATGTTCCGATGGCCCCGACCTTTGCTTTGCTGGCCGCGACAAACGACACGGAAACAGGGACTATCGATTGGTGGAAAATCGCACAATTAAGGGCTTAATTATGACGGGTGGCGGCGGAAGTGCTAAAACACCTGCGGTGGTAGAAGAGCCGCAGGTCATCACAGATGATGAGGAAGAAGTCAAGAAACGGATACGCAGGTCAACGGTCAACACAGGCCGGGCCGCGAATCTCTTGGCTGGCATGGAGTCTATTCTTAAACGAAAGCTCGGTGAATGAACCTCTTAGAACGTTATCGTAAGGCCGTTTCTGATAGAAGCGAGTGGCTTAATATATACCAAGAAGTAGGCAAGTACGTATGGCCTAACGCTCGCACGATGGTTAAATCCGTCAAGACCCCTGACAATGGTCAGGTGTTAACCACGGACATAGCCGACTCGACGGCTATCAAGGCAGCCTTACGCATGACTTCCGGTATCTTCTCTTACCTGATGCCCGTGGGTGTCAAGTGGTTTGACCTCAAACCCAGAGAGGAAAGATTCCTCAGCGATATGACCATTGCACGCCGGGCAAGCAAGGCTACACAGTCTGTCCACTCGGCCATCTGGCGGTCAAACTTCCAGAGGGAGATGTTTTCCAACATCCGTTCCCTGTGTGTCTTTGGCACGGGGTGTATCTCGGTCGAACTGGTGGGGACTGAACTCGTGTTCAGGAACTACCACATCGCCGACAGCTTTTTTGAGGAAAACTCCAAGGGCCAGATTGATACCGTTTTTCGCCGGTTTTTCTGGACGGCCAGGCAGATGGTACAGGAATTTGGCCTTGATGCCGTCTCTGAAGAAGTCAAAAAAGCCTATGAGGTTAAGAACTTCACCGATAAGTTTGAGTGTGTCCACTGCGTTTACCCCCGCGAAGACTATGACACGGGTAAGGCAGACTACAAGGGCATGCCTTTTGCCTCGGAATACTACGAGATTCAGAGCGAACGGTTGCTTAAAGAGGGTGGGTTCAAACGCAATCCCTATCGGATTGGACGTTTTGACCAGTCGCCAGATGAACTGATGGGTCGTTCCCCGGCAATGGATGCCCTGCCGGATATCAAGATGCTCAATACCATGCGGTACACGTTTGTCAAGGGTTCTGAGATTACTTCGCTGACTCCGCTCTTGGTCGAAGATGACAGCGTTATCAATACCCCGGTTGTTGGTCCGCTGTCTTTAATTTATTACAGGTCTGGCGCACAGAAACCTGAGCCGTTGAAAGTTGGGATGAACCCACAGCTCACCGACGCAATGATTGAAAAAGAACGCCAGAACATCAGTGGACAGTTCTACAATGACCTGTTTCAGGCGTTGGCTGACTATCATAACATGACTGCCTATGAAGTCTCCCAGAGGGTTGAGGAGAAACTCGTCATGCTGGCCCCGTCGATTACAGGGTTGCAGAAGGGCCAATACGACCCACTGATTATGGACTGCTACCAGCTTCTGACTGAAGCCAAACAGATTGAGCCGATTGGCGTCAATGTGGACATTACCTATCAGGGCAGACTGGCTCTGGCTATGTCCAATATGCAGACCTCGGCCATCGAACTGACCATTGCCAAATGGAGTCCCTACCAGCAGTTCTATCCAGTCCTTGACAATATGGACATGGACAAAGCATTCAGAGTATCAGCCATTAACACAGGTGTTCCTGCGGATGTACTCCGCGATGAGCAGGATGTGGAGCAAACACGGGCTGAAGCAAAACAAGTCCAGCAGGCCGCACAGATGGCGGAAATTGCCGCCACGGGTTCACAGGCCATTAAGAACGTACAAGGTACTCCTCTGGCTGACATGATATGACCGAACACGAATTAAAAGATAAACAGCGGGCTACGGCCTATCGCATGACATTCACATCGGACTATGGCAAACAGGTCTTGGACGACCTTGCCAAGCAGTGCCATATTGACATTACCAGTTTCAATGTCAATGACCCTGAACCGATGATAACCGCGTACAAGGAAGGTGAACGCAGTGTTTACCTCTACATCCAGCGACAAATAAATAAAGGAAAAGTAAATGAGTGACACCACACCTGCCCAGCCCGCGCAAGCGACAAGCTGGATAACGGGAGACGGTAAAATCAACATCGATGCGGCACCAGCCGACTTTAAGCCTGTGTTGCAGGCCAAGCAGTTTGATGATGTTGGAAAAGTGTTGAAATCCTACAGTGAGATGGAGAAATTTGCCGGTGGTTTTAAGAGCAAATTGAACATCCCAGACCAGCTTGACGATGCGGCTATCAGCACCATCTACACCAAACTGGGCCGCCCTGAAAGCCCAGACAAGTATGAGTTCAAAAAGGGCGAGAATATCAAGGTCGAACTGAATGAAGACCTCCTGAACAATTTCAAGAAATTCGCCCACAGCAAGAACATCACCGCGGCTCAATTCAATGACTTGGTGAACTTCCAGATGGAAGCCATGCAGTCGGCAATAGAGGCTGGAGAAAGACAGGCGGCAGAAGCGAAGCAAAAAGCGGCTGAGGCACTCAAGGCCGAATGGAAAGAGAAGTACGAAGACAATTTTAAGCAGGCAAAAGCAACGGCTGAAAAGCTGGAAATTCTGGCAGATTTGGAAGCATTGGGACTGGCCGATAACCCGACAACCATCAAAATGCTTGCCAAGCTCAACAGCAAACTGTCGGAAGACACTTTGAAGCCCAAGACCCCGGATGTCACAATTTCAAAGCAGGAAGAACTGCGCAAAATTATGGAGTCCGATGCGTTTAAAAATGGGATGCACCCGGAACACGCAACTGTTTTTAAGCGGTATATCGAGTTGTTCAACAGTTAATAGACAAGCACGCGCCCTATTGACCTTGACCGTCTATCAGACGTTAAATGAAGCAGTGGCCCGCGAGGACAACCTAAGCGACAACGTGAACAAACAATTCAAAACGACTTAGGAGAAAAACAATGGCTGACCCCAATTATATTGACATGTTTATCAAGTCCTACACAACGGGCTACATGCAGGTTCCGCAGGAAATGAAAAACCCATTCGAGGGAACTGTGGACATGACTCAGTTGTCAGGCGAGTTTATGGCGTTTGACGACATCGGCGTTTCGACCGGCAAGGAAAAGAAAACGCGGTTTGAAACCATTACACACGGCGACAATGACTTCCGCAGGCGGTTTCTATTCCCCAGATATTTCTATCCCGAACCGAAACTGGTTGACCGGCAGGACAATATCGCTATGCAGTCCGACCCGACTCAGGCGTTTATTCAATCGATGGTTTATTACATAGAACGAAAGAAACGCGATGTCATCATCGAGGCTATGGATGCCCCGGTGCAGGGCGGAAAAGACCCCGGCGACACCACGTACACATTCACCAACACCGCGATTTACAATGCTGCGGGTCGCACAATTCCTCACGACGCAACGGTTGACGGCGACAAAGGCGGGACTTCGACTGGCCTGACGGAAGACAAGATTCTTCTGGCCCAGCAGAAATTCGCCGACCTCGGTATCCCCGATGGCACGCCGATGTATCTGGCCTGTGGGTTCCGCCAGCTTCGAGACCTTCGGAGAAATGCGGTTCTGCAAAGTTCCGACACGTCCGACATCAAGGCGTTGATGAATCGCCAGATTCGTCAGTTGATGGGTGTGAACTTTGTTCTGACCAACGCGATTACGCTGGGTTCGTTGAATGATATCGATTCCGACACCAATGTTTACAAATGCTGGTGCTGGGTCAAAGACGGCCTGAAATTCGCTTCTCATCTGGCCCCGACTTTTTCAATTGACAAGCGTGTCGATATGGTCGGCGATGCTTGGCAGATTAAGGCCGACTTTGGCTGTAACGCTATCCGTATGCACGAAGACCTTGTTCTGTGCATTGAATGTGCCGCTGTCTAATTTAACAGGAGAAACTATAAATGGCTGCTTTAACAACTGCTAATAGTACTGAATACACGAAATACGCCGCAAGCGGGCTTTCCAACCTGGTGACGAAACTTTGGGGGCAACCGCTGTTGTCCGCGACTGGGACTTACACCGTTCCGGCGGATACGCTTGCCGCAACCTGTAAACTCAATATGTGCGTTGTGCCGAAGGGCGCACGTGTTCTCGCTTTTATCTTTCAGGCAGACGATAACACCGCAGCGACTACAGGCACTATCGAGGTTGGCGGGACTCCCGCAACTGCCACGGGTGCGATTACCGACCTGAGTGCAGGCCCGGTGAAGCTGGTTATCCCTGCGCTGGACACATTCTCACAGACGGCTCTTACTGCTGACTCTGTTGTGTCTATCCAGTTCGCCTCACAACCCGTCGATGCCGCTGTTGTGATTACTCTCACAACGCTGTATGTGATGGATTAAGCAGGTAACTAAGGGGGCGGGACGACCTCTCGCCCCCTGTCTTTCGGAGTCTTCATGGCATTATCAGCCGAACAAATCACAGTCTGCAATCTGGCCTTGGGATTGATTGGTGAGGTGGAAGTTGCCTCCAATCAGACGAACACCAAGCAGTACAAGCTGTGTGACCGATTTTATGTCCCATCGCTCAAAGAGACGCTTTCCGAACACAACTGGAATGAGCACAAGAAGCGGGCGATGCTTCTGGAAGATTCCACCGCCCCGCTGTTTGGCTATACTTACCGCTTTGCCCTGCCGACGGATTGCGTGAAGATACTGCTGATTGGCGATGGGGATAACGACTGGACAGATTGGGAAGTGGAAGACGGGTATATCCTGACGGATAAGGCTCAGTCTCCGGCGACTTATACTGTGGGCGATACCTATGTCGCCGGGCAGTATATCTCGTACAGCGATGTGACCTATCTGGTTAATACGGGCTTTACCGCAACCGCATGGTCAACCGATGCTTCTTACGTCACTTCTCAATCCGGGGATTACAGTGTACTCTATGTCGAATACATCTATTACAATACTGATACTACCTCATGGAGTCCACGATTTCTTGATGCAATGGTTCATAACCTGGCCATTAAACTGATTGTGCCGATTACCAACAATCCCCGAAACAAAGACCTGTTAATGCAGGAATATGAAGACCTGACCATCCGCAAGGCAAGGTCAGTCGATGCCCAGCAGGGCAAGCCGAAAACACTATTCAAAAGTTTATGGTGGAATTCACGTTATGGGAGCTAAAATGAAACGATTTGCAAGTCTTTTGGGTATTGTCATTGTGCTGACCTGCCTGATGGGTGCT